ATACTCCCGTAATAACTAAAGTAACTAAAGTACTTAAGAAAAAATATCGTGAATTATATAATGAATATGATAAAACGGGATATGTAAAAATTTAAAAGATTCTATATTTATAACAAAACAAAAATATGGATCCATTAGGCCAAGTAATATTTGACGATAAAACATTTTCTGATCTTCTTAAAGAAATCCACACTAATCAGAAGAAAAAAGGCAAACAAATAGGTCAGCTCATAGCTGAATTAAGACCCCTCATCCAAAATTTAGGAGACGCTACTGTTGTTGTTCCATTAATTAAAGAATATATGGAAATTAGCGTTAAAAATGATGACCATCTATTAAAAATGGCCGCTATTGTACAACGCTTATCAACAGGAGCTGCAACTAATGGAGGGGGTGATATGTTAACTGAAGAAGAAATGAATCAGTTACAAGATATTATAGAAGAAACAGAAAAAGAACCTAAAAAAAATAATGGCGATAATTAAAGGTACATCTGTAAATACATCAGATTTACTGTCTGCTGTCACCCAACCTGGTCAAAGATTAATATCTGTAAGAGTTATTGATATTATCTTAGATGAAAATCATCCTAAATTTAATGAATTTGGTAATTATGATTCTATAGGTACTATTTTTTATACCAAAATAGAAGATGATACTCCTTTAGAATCTGAAAAATTTGCTAGCTCTGCAAAACCACTTTTTTCTTTTATTAAAAGTTATCCTCTCATAAATGAGATAGTACTAATTATTAGTGCTAACGATAAAAAAATTTATAATACTCCTAATTCTATTACTAATTATTATTTTCCTAATATTAATGTATGGAATCATCCTCATCATAATGCTTTACCTACAGTAAAAGGTTTAAAAGAAGCCACAACTATTAGAGGTTATGAAAATACCCAAAATGGTATAATCAAACCTCCTACAGATTCACCTCAAATACCTTTAGGAAACTATTTTAATGAACAATTAAATATAAAATCATTATTACCTTATGAAGGTGATAATATTATAGAAGGAAGATTTGGGAATTCTATTAGATTTGGATCTACTAGTGATATTAATAACCCATGGAGTTCAACAGGATCTATAGGAGATCCTATTACTATTATAAGAAATGGCCAGGATAAAAATTTAACTACAGGATGGATCCCTACAGTAGAAGATATTAATAATGATAATTCTTCATTATATATGACCTCTACCCAACAATTATCTAACTTTATTCCTGCATCTACAAATCAAAAATCATTTGGAGCTAATTTTATAGCCCCAGTTCCTATAGAAGTTCAATTTACACAAGTTCCAGCCAACACAGTAGTAATAGAACCAACTCCTACACCTATATCTAATGAAGAATTTCTTACTGATGAAAGTAAACCTTATGTCCCTAGTATTCAACCTACTCCAACAAGTTCTAATCCAATTTCAAATGATCCATTTGGGGATTATGAAGCAGAAGTATTAGAAGCAGGTGGAGATGTTGGTTTTTATGAAGTAGAAAAAGAAACAGATAATAACGAAATTACTCCTCAATCTGAAGATTTAATACCTATCCCCCCCGACCCAGATGATAATCCAATTCCTATAATAATTCCCTCAGGATCAGATGAGGGAACAACTACAGAAGATGTTTTAACAGAATTAGGACCATATGGGGTATATACTTTAAATGATTTAGTATATTCTGACACAGCTAAAGCAAATAATATAAATAATCTTCCAGGAGTTGATAGTTTAAACTCAAATGATCCTGAAAAGACTTATGAATATATAAATAATAACTTAAAAAATCTAGCAGTAAATATATTAACACCTCTACACGAAAAATATGGAGATGATATGGTAATAACATCATGTTATAGATGTAATGAATTAGATAAACATCCTGGAATAGGAGGAAGTGGAAAAGGAGAACATACAAGAGGAGCAGCAGCAGATATACAAGTAAAAAATGTACCTACTTCAGAAATATTTAATTATATAAAAAATAACTTTGAAACATGGAGATGTATGATTTGGGAACACCCAGAAAGAGGAACTAATCCTAAATCTCGAGCATCTTGGGTTCATATAGCATATGAAGAAACTTTTAAAGGAGCAAATGGTAATTATAAAGGTTTAAAATTAAAAACAGATAATCCTGACATATCTAGTTATTATAGAGATAGAGGAGGAATAGCTAAAAAAGATAATAGATACACAGATTGGTCTCCTGATCAAGGAGATTGGACTGATGCTAATCAAGATTTAATAACATAATGAGTTATACACCAACGCAACCAGATAAATATAGTGGTAAGCAAATATTAATTACCTCAGATCGTTTAATATTTAACGCTAAGGATGATTCTATATTATTATTTTCAAATAAAGCTATTGGTTTTAGTACTAATGGAAGTTTCCATTTTGACACTGGAGAAGAAGAAAATAGTAAATTTGTAGTTAATGCACCTAAAATTTATCTAGGTTTAAAATCAGATGGTAACTTAGCCAATGAACCCGCATTATTAGGAAATTTAACGGAACAATGGTTAATGGATTTAATGGATTTATTAGACCAAATTTTACTTGATTTCCAAACAGCAAAGATAAATCAACTAGGTAATTTAGGAGCCCCTACTACCCCTAGTCCTTCATCATTATCTAGAATACAAGAATTAAGAAATGGTTCCGAAAGTATAAATGGAATAAATAATTTAAAAGAACGGATTAAAGAAATTAAAAGTAAACGAATTAATTTAGTATAATGGCCACAAAAATATTAAATACATTAGATAGTGCTAGTGAAAAAATGCTTAAAAATGTTAATAAGCAAATAAAAGAAGAAGCTGGAAAACAACTTATGAAATATAAAGCTATGATTCCTTCTAAAGAAAATATTAAACAACAATTAGTAGATGAAATAATTAAACAAGGTAAAGAATTAGCTTGTAGTCCAGAAGGACAAAAATTTATGGAAGATTTAAAGAAAAAAATTGAAGATGGGTTAGAAGTTGCTAAAGATTTTTTAAAAAAAGCTAAAGAAAAATTACAAAGTATCCAAGAACAAATCCAAAAAATTAGAGATTTTGTCGATAGAATGTTAGGTTATTTAGATATAATGGAAGGTTTAATACTTACTCTTTCAATTGTAAGAAGAGTAGCACAAATAGCACTTAAATTTTTAAAAGCTCAATTTGCTGATGGTGCTAAAACTGTAAAATTTAAAGACTTAATAGATGGAGCTAAACAAAAACAAGAAGAATTTAAAGGAACAATAGCGACTTTTAAATTTAAAATCAATAAAACTTTACAAGACATACTTAGCCCTACTAGATTAGTAGATATAGCTATAAATGCTATAACTCCTTTAATATCTGCTATTAATGGTATATTAGCTCTTATTACTACTTATTTTAGTCAATATCTAAATGTATGTAATTTAAATAATAATGGTGAAGTAGATGAATTACTTAATGGATTAGATCCAGATGTTGTAGGGGAAGTAGGAAATACTAATGGAATTGAATATATAGACTTTTTAGAAACAGAAAATGGCACTAAAAAAGGATATATACGATATACTCAATAAAAAACTTAATTTATTTATATTTATTAACAAATAACATTTAATATGAAAGCAACAGTTTTCGAAAAATTAATTAGAAAAGTTGTAAGAGAAGAAATAGACTATGCTCTTCGACGTGAAATTAAAACACTTAAAGAAGATTTACGTGACGAGTTTAAATCTACAATCACAGATCAACCAACACAACGTAATATAACAGCTAATGGAATGGGTAATCCAATTCCTGCAAGTGTAAAATCATCTTTAAAAGAAAAAATTATGGGTAAACCTATTTCCCAACAATTTACTTCTAATGGAGCATTAAATGATTTATTAAATGAAACAGCTCAAGGAAACACAAACCTTGAATCAACATTAACACCAGAAGCACCAATGCCTACTGAAGTAGCAAATGTTGTAAATAGAGATTATCGTGAATTAATGAGAGCTATAGATAAAAAGAAAAACAGTAGACCATAATGGCTTATTTAAGAGAAAATAAAAAAATTAACCCATTAGACATTAATAAAAATGTTACTATAGGAGTTGCTTTTCCTCTTAATGAAATTAATTTATTTAAAGGCACACAAACAGTTAAAGAACAAATTAAAACAAATTTAATTAATTTATTGTTAACTGAACCTGGAGAAAGATTATACACTCCTAATTATGGGATAGGGTTAAAAGGTTTATTATTTGAACCAAATATAGATCAAGATAATTTAAATTCAAAAATAAACCAACAAATAAATTTTTATATACCTGAAATATCTTTAATAAATACACAAGTTAATTTTATTGAGGATGAACATAAATTATTTATAACAATATCATATAGATCTAATTTAGATGGATCTAACGATGCTATACAACTTAATTTTAACTAATGGCTTATAATAAAGTATCAAATAAAACACAAGATAAAGATGTAAAATATCTTAATAAGGATTTTAACTCTTTTAAGCAACAATTAATGGAATTTACTGAAGTATATTTTCCTAATAATTTTAATGATTTTAGTGAAGGAAATCCAGGAATGATGTTTCTTGAAATGGCAGCTTATGTAGGAGATGTTTTATCTTTTTATACTGATACTCAGTTAAAAGAATCCTTTTTAACATTAGCACAAGAAAAAGAAAATTTATACAACATGGCTTATGCTATGGGTTATAAACCTAAAGTAACTACAGCAGCAAGTACTAATTTAGACGTATTTCAATTAGTACCCTCTAAAATATCTAATAGAACAGTTACAAATGAGACTGGAGATACTACTATTAATCAGTTATATGAACCTGATTTAGATTATACTTTAAAAATTAAAC